AGGGTTTGTCCACCTGTTAAACAGGAGACCGATGCGGCCTTTGCGCAGACTAACTCAAAAGTATAGTCCACGTAAGTACCGCATCTCGAGTGTTAAACTCGGGGTCGATTTGATAATCCCAGTTGGGAGTTATCAGATCTTCCACTCTATAACGGCGCGCTTTTGGGCGAACTGTTATAGTATTGTCCCTTATGTAACCTCCGAGGAACCCAATAAGGGCCCCATCGTAGTTTACATAAACATCTCTTACTCTGAACTTAACAGGTTTGACTTTGAGGGCTCTATAGTACATTGAGCCGTTTGAGTTAGTCCTGGGTTCGGCGATGGCGCTTGGGCATTTAAAACCTGAGTCGTCGCTCTCGTGTAAAGGAACTGGTCGAAAATCAACCAGTCCTTTAAGATACTCGAGAGTACGATTAAGATTAATAGAATGCTTACAAGACCAGCGAAATAAGCGATTAAAGGCGCTATAGCAATCTGCCTCATTTTCAAATCTCCTTATATAAACGCCACGAACATCATGGCCTTTATAATAATCCCCTCCACATGATTCTCGAAAGAACCCAGTGGAAAAGGATTTATCAGAGTTGACAATGAAGCCGGCGGCTAGTAAAAGCTGAACATAGTCTTCATACCATGCTGTAGGAACGATTATATCGTCTCCAAAGCATGCAAAGTTAACCCCGTTGTATTGGGATCCACTTTTATGAATACTAAGAGCTTTAAATAACGTTGTTAACAACATGGTCATCAATGGAAATGTAAAACCGTTTCCCATTGTGGATATCATGTTGAGCTTATATTCCTTACCATTATAAGTCGCGTAAGAAGACCTCAGAATATTGAAAACTGAGAGAACTTCACGAGGTATAAGATAGGAGCATAAGGCATTTGATATAGAGTCCGAAGCATTCTTAAGGTCAATCGTTGAAAGATGACCATAGATGGATCCGGATTTAGCCATAGATTTATTGATGTTAGGTTGAGTTGACATATCTATATGATATAAGTCCTTCAATCTTAACTCTATAATTTCTTTAGCTCCAAGTTGATAAAACATATTGATACTTGGCTCTGTACAAATGATTCTACAACGTTTAGCGTCCTTAGGGACAGCTGACAGTGCACTTCCGCTAAACAGTTTCAAAGAATGGTGTGTATTCCGAATTAATTCGGCGTTATACCATCTCGGAGAAATGTTTGCGACGTAATGTCGGTGAAGAGCAGGAGTAGTTGCAGAAAGATTCGAGTTGAACATTTTAGTGACAAAGTCACTAAATTTTGTTCCGCGCGAAGCCCCCGGACCAGCATACCCTTTATTTAGACATGAGTCTAAGGTAATGAGCGATGTCTGGAACGGACCTGCCATGAAGAAGTCAAAGACTAAATCACGCCAGGTTGCAAAAACAGGTAAGAGTTGTTCAGGAATATCAAGATCTTTGTGAAGATCCTGGTTGCGCGAGAGAAAATCCTCGATAGCCGCCTTCTCAAGAGAAGCCTGAGCAGATTTATTTGGGACAAATTTCTTAAGCAAAGTTTCGCTCAGAATGTTTTTCCGATAAATCGATAATTCATCACACTTACCAACTGCTAAATCACTAGAAAGTGTTTGTAATAACAATACAGGGTTAAAATCCATTGTAATGTACTCCAAAGTAAAGGTTGTTGTTAAACTTACAACACACCGGTGACACTAGTGTCACCAATACCAGATGAGAGAGCGCTTAAGAAGCCGATATGGCAACTTAACATCGCGCGAACGTTTGCCGGATCGGCAACGTCAGCTCCAGCTGGAACCTCTACTTCGGTTCTCGTAATACCAACATTGTTAGGCTGCCCTGAAAGGACAGTCAGACCCTTACGGGTTATAGCTTTGAAGATATTACGAGGAACATTAGCAATAAGGCCTGTAATCGGATTGGGTTTTCCCAATACGCCAAAGACCTTTGGACGAAAGAACGCAAGTGTGAATGGGCGTGCGATAGAATGCGCGTCAACTCCAGTTTGCGTACCCGTGATTGCTGTTACAGCACTTTGTTTTGCATTTACGTCTGGAGGTGTATCCACCGTCAGTGTATAGCCTGGTGTAGTAAAACCAGTTTGGGCAGCTCCAGTTACGGAACCCGGCATAGCAATAGCCATGTTTTGTACTCCTATAAAAGTTTAGAAAGCGTAAGTGCAGCAAGATTCGCATAGCGAATATTACTGCCCGGAAGGTGAAACGATATCGGCGGAATTGCCGAATACGCCCCGTCACGGTGAACATTACGCGACTCATAGAGAATCTCTTTGGGCACGAATTTATCCGTGCGGTCAAGAGCGTTATTAACAGTATGCGAAACATTCGTGACTTTATAAGTGACTGAACGGGTAGTAACCAAAGTGTTACTGGCCCAGCCAATTGTAAATCCTGAATTTGTCGCACCGTTAATAATGTCTCCGACGTTAACAAAGTAATCTACGAGAAAACTGTATGGGAGAAGCTCCCAAGCAGCAGTAGCTAGATCGTCAACCTTAGTAAGGTTGCCGAGGAAGCGATCACGTAAATTGCCATAGCTTTCAAGGTGCTTCCAAACTGTACCAACTCGAATGATGTTCTCGTATTTTACGAAAGCATTGCGTTCGACAGTCCAGATTGGAGAGTTAACCCCGAAGCCTAAGGCCGACCAGGTGGAATAAGACGTTATACGGTTAGATTCAGCCTTACCATAAGCTTTGAATGTCTCGCGAGAGTCATCCATAGCCTGGAGGAGAATTTCATCATATATACTCTCAACATCCTTGATCAAAGGCAGAACTGCATAGCGCAGTTCCAGCCATTGATTTGCGATGTTCTTGAGTTGACGCTTAGTACCACCGCTTAAGTGCTTAGCTTTGCGAAGAGCAGCACCAGGTGAACCATTAACAGCTTTTCGAACAAGTTCGAGATTCTGTTTGGTCATCTGGCGATCAAAAGAGTGAAGTAAATCAACACCACTTTTGAATGGATGTCGTAAGAGATCGATTGTTTCACGAAGCTCACCAGTAAACACCTTTCCTTGAAAGGCGCTACCGGCAGCTCGGATATGATCGTTCATCTTAGCGACAGCAATTGCTCTAGCATCGGTTTCTAATCCGGTAGATGACGGATAAATGGTTAGATCACCACGAACAGTGTCAAGGGTTATACCTTGCCATGAATCGGAGTACTTTCCATTTCCGTAAATACCTTCATAGACACCGGCAGACTTAGAAGTAAAATTCTCTAAGCCTGCGTCTAAGACAGTCGTTGCGTTAACACCATCCAGTATCATTTGTTTATGGTGCGGTAGATCAACGCCGTTGCGGAACCGAGATAAAACAATAGATCGACTATAGTCGATATATGTATTAAATCCAGCTTTTGCATCAACGATAGAACTATCGCGATAAATAAGGTTATTAACTTTATTTGCCATAACATGTCCTACTGGAAGAGGTCTGATTGCGGTTTTTCCGAAATCAGAACATCCTTTGTCTCGTCTTGCGGGAAATCATCATAACCGAATAAGAAACTTATATCGGCGTAGATGGATTCAGCAAGTGAAAGAGGTAGATATTTAGCTAGTTCTGGAACGATTTTATCACGCTCGTGTTTCAATATAGAGCGAATAAACATACGTATAAAGAATTTTGTTAACATAGCTGTCCCTTTCAGAGATGGAGG